TCTCATGAAGATCCTAATATAGCTGAACATGTAGGAAGTAACATGGGTGAAATCTAATGGCTGATTACGAGGATGCTTCTGCACCTCCGGTAGTAGATGACAGCAGGTTACCTATGAATCAGGAAGACCATCCTGCTCATAGTCTACCTACAGCTACTGACCATCATAACGGTACCAATCTAGGTACTGAGCCATACCATGGCACTATGTTATCAGATTCATTAACTAAAACCTTCTACGCATTCCGTAAACTAGGTGAACCTTACCGTAATCAAAGGGATAATAGTCAGTGACAGTATCTGCTTGGACCAAGCATTTAAAGACTGAGGAAGAGAAAGAGAAGTTTAATAAGAGTTTAAGAGCCTCCCGTTACATACTAGGACGGTTGCAGGAACTCTTAGACGAAGAGAAAGACGGACTAGAGTCCGCAGAGATAAGCCCCAAGATATACGAGACACCGAACTGGGCCTATAAGCAAGCTCACACCAATGGTTTTAAAGCTGCTTTAAAGATGGTGTCCAAATTAATTACTCTAGACCAGGAGAACAAACATGGCTGACAGCCTATTAGACGGTTCACTAGACCCTGTAGATGAACGTCAAGAACTATTCAACAAGTGGAAAGACAAACCACTAGAAGAAGTACTAAAAGCTAAAGTAGAGTCCGATCTCTTTATCAAGACTCAGAATGCTCGTCTGGATGACCTCCGGAAGGATTATCTGAAGTTGAGGGAAGAAGCTACTGCGAAGGCCTCATTGGAAGAACTGATTGCTCGACAAGAGAAACTACTTGCCAATCCGGAAATCCCACACACACCCGTGGAAGAAACCAAGCCATCATTTAAGCCTGAAGATATTGATTCCATTCTAGAACAGAAGTTCACTCAACGTGAACGTCAGAATAAACAGAATGAAAACTTCAATATGGTTAAGGCAAAGCTTAGAGAACAATTCGGCGATAAAGCATCAGAAGTTCTCAAGCAACGTATGGATACATTAGGCTTAGACCAAGCCTTCACGGATGACCTAGCTAGAACCCATCCCACTGTCTTTCTTAAGACCTTTGGTGTGGAAGATACTAGACCATCTACTGATATAGCCCCACCTCGCTCCAGCCAACGACAAAACCAGTTCGTACCAACGGCTCCTAAACGAGACTGGAATTACTATCAGGAATTGAAGAAGTCTAATCCAAGGATGTATCTAGACCCAAAAATCGCTATTCAAATGCATAACGATGCCATCGAATTAGGTGACGCATTCGGGATGCCTTCGAATTAATATAATCTAAGGAGACTTCATTATGGCAGGTTTTACCGACGCCAATAATCAATATCTCATTAGAAGTCAACTTTGGTCACGTCAGATTAAAGAACTTCTACTTGATGAATTGAATGCTATGAAGTTTGTCAAGATTATCCAAGACTTCCCCGATGGCTATACAATTAACATTCCGTCGATTGGTGAAGCAGAAACACTTGATTTCATGGAAAATCAAGCTGTCAAGTATAACGCAATGGATACTGGTAACTTCCAGTTCTCCTTTGACCAGTACAAGTATTCTGCTCATGCGATCAGCGAGAAGTTTAAGAGAGATAGCTTTTATCAGGCCGACGTTATCGCTGCATTCGTGCCCCGACAACATCGCGCTCTAATGGAAGCCGTGGAGACTCGCATTTTCGCACAAGCGAATAATGGACAACTTGCAGGCAATCCTAACATTATCAACCTCGCAGACCACCGTTGGGTGGCCACTGGCGCAGGTCAAGCAATTGCATTGCCTGACTTCGCTCGTGCTCAGTATGCATTGACCAAGGCTAACGTGCCTCTGATCAATCTCTGTGCTGTGGTTGATCCTTCAGTTGCCTACACCTTACAGACTCAGACCAACCTAGTTAACCTACTCTCACCCATGAAAATGTGGGATGATGTTACCCAGGAAGGCATTATGACTGGATTCAAATTCCGGTTCAATGTCTATGGCTTTGATATCTACGTCTCTAACTATCTACCTCCTATTGCATCGGAAACGATCAATAGCGTAGCAGTTACAGGTGGTGTAGCCAACTACTTCTTCTCAGCAACCCCTGGAGACACTGTTCCCTGGATTGGAGGCTTCCGACAGATGCCTACCGTCTACAGTGAATTCAATAAGGATCTGCAGCAAGAGGAATACCTCACCATTGCGGAATATGGCTTCAAGCTTTACCGGCCTGAAAACATGGTTACCGTAATTACCGCCACCAGTGCAGTTCCCAGCTAAGGAGATATGACATGGTAGCAGGTACATGGTTTAACCAAGACGGACTCTATCTGCAGTATGGTACGCAGAAGGCCGTCGAAGAAGTCGGAGGCGATTATCTCGTCTACGGCGAAACTCGCGAGATTGAACAACTAATTCCCCTAGTGCCTATGGCAATAGGACCAGGAACTAGTATACAGGTTCCAGCTCCGCCTACAACGTTCTCAGGAACGACTACAGCAGCTGCGGCAGGTATTCAGTCTTTAACTACATTTGTCCCCCTACAAATAACCCCAGTGACTACGGTCTCTGGTGGTATCCTTAATTTTACTACTTCTCAACTCTTCTTTGAGTCTGTGGAAATAGATACTATTATCGGTGCCGCAGGTGGTACAAGCCTCAACATTGGATTGGTGACTAATAGCCAACCCACTTCTGGGACTAATACTACATTTGTACAGTGCACTCCCAACGCTGGCGTTCAGCTTGTTAACGGTATTCTTACCGCTAGCATGGCTACCTCTGGCCAGAAGGTCGTTTATACAATCAACTCAGGTGCTACATCTGGATTGCTGTTTAATACCTCTGGTACAGGTGTCGCTGGTGCAGGTGCCTGGTTGGGAACTGTTCCTCTAGTGACCAATGCAATCACACCATTGCCAAACAATGCGTGGATTTCAACGATCGCTTCCGGTACATTTACTAACGGACTAATTAAAATGCGCCTTAGATACACTCTCTACGGCTCTATCAGTCAGTAATGACTTATGGTGGGGGCTTCGGCCCCCGCTATAGAAAGGAAAATATATGGCTAATCCTGGTGTAATTGACTTCACACATATGGAAAACCAAGCAGGCATGGACATCGTTCAGAATAATCAACGTGTCCGGGCTACGGCAACCAATCCTCTGGGTGTCAATTACCTGGATGGCATTGGTACTCCCGTTAGCATAACTCCAACTACTTCTGTAACTCTAACAGCGGCTCAGTTGCTCACTGGTATAATCACCATTAAGGCTACTAACGCTACTACAGTTTCATTTGACACTGCTGCGAACATCGTAGCTGCTGTCAATTCTGCTACAGCAGGTGCAGTGGTTGGTGATTACATTACGGTTCTAATCGTTAACGGAGCTACGGTTACGTCTACACTTACGCTGGCAACCAGCACAGGTGTTACTTACGATGCGAACCAAGCTAATAGCACAATTCCAGTGTCTACTTCTCGTTATGTCTTAATCAGACTTACGAATGTAACTCCTGGTTCTGAAGCATGTGTGGTGTATCTATAAATGACAGACAAAATTGTATTGACTGACTTAGTCAATTTAACAAATCAAACTACTGCAGTTAATGCAATTAATGCTAACAACGCAGAGATAACCACTGCGTTTGACAATACCTTGTCCAGAGACGGAACTCAACCTAATACGATGGGTTCCAATCTGGATATGAATAACAATCAAATTAATAATTTACCTGCTCCAGCTACAGCTAATTCTCCTGTTAGGTTACAGGATGTAGCTACTTTAACAGGCGGTGGAACTGTATCTAGTATTCCTATAGGTGGCACAACTGATCAAGTTCTAGCTAAGAATAGTAATGCTAACTTTGATGCAGGTTGGACCAGCATACAACCCATAGTAATCTCAGCTGGAAGTAATATCACAATAACAGGTAATGCTCCTGCTGTGGTTGCTACTACGCCTACTCCTTCATTCACTACGGTTAATGGATCCGTTGTCCCTCCAAGTGATACTCTAGTAGGTAGATCTACAACAGATACTCTAATCAATAAAACAATCAGCGGAACAAGTAATACTTTAACCGTGCCTATTAGCACCAGTGTGTCTGGTCTTGGTACAGGCATAGCTACATTCTTAGCAACTCCTAGTAGTGCTAATTTCTCTACTGCTCTTACCGATGAAACAGGTACAGCAGGTCATGTAGTCTTCTCTAATAATCCAACGTTAGTCACACCTACTCTCGGCGCAGCTACCGCTACTACATTAGCTTTCAATCCTACTACTGGTGGCATAATCGGTACAACTAATATCGATAATGCTAGTACAGGTAACGTCGGTGAATACGTTGAAACTGTAATACCAGTTGGTAGTGCCGTAGCTCTTAGTACAGGAACTGCTGCTACTATAGCTACGTTATCTTTATCTGGAGGTGATTGGGATATATCAGCAGAAGTAAGTTACATAACAGCTACTAGCACTTCTGTTACACTAACTCGTGCTAGTATTTCTCAAACCACTAATACAATGGATTTCACCAATGGAAGAGTAACTGGAGGCTTCTTCGCAGCTACTGTTCCTACTGCTCAGAACAATGCTTTTAATATTGTCGTAGGTCCAGTTAGATTTAATACCAATACTACATCAAACTTCTTCTTAGTAGCACAAGGTACTTTCACAGCAGCTGCCCTTAGTGCTTATGGCATAATTAGAGCACGAAGGATTAGATAATGACTGATAAAATCACACTCTCTGATGTAGCTGATCTTACCCAGTCTACTTCCGCTGCTAATACAATCAATGCTAATTCAGATATTATAGAAACTGCCTTTGACAATACTCTGTCTAGGGATGGTACTAACCCTAATACTATGAACAGTGATTTGGATATGAATAATAATTCTATCTTAAATCTCCCTGCCCCTACCTCAATTAATTCTCCTGTTAGGCTCGCAGACGTTCCTTCTCTAGGCGGTTCAATAACAATTAATAATACTGGTAATCTTCCTGCTGGAGGTGCTATTAACACACTTCTAACCAAGACAGGTGGTTCAGACTACGTAGCAGGATGGACAGCTTCTCCTAGTATATCTTCTGTAATGAATGGAGGAACTGTAAGCTTTCCTTCCACCACTGATACCTTGGTTGCTAGGAATACTACTGATACACTTACTAACAAAACAATAGACAGTGCTAATAATAATATTAAGATAGCAGGTGTTCCTTTAACTACCACAGGTAGTGGTCCTGTCGTACTAGGAAACTCTCCTTCCTTAACAACTCCTAATCTAGACACTCCTTCATCTATAACTCTTACCAACGCTACAGGTCTACCTCTTACTACAGGTGTTACAGGTAATCTTCCTGTAGCTAATCTAAACTCAGGAACAAGTGCATCAACTACTACATTTTGGAGAGGCGATGGAACTTGGAGTCCTTCTCCCACTGGAACTTACGTAGGTCTAGAAACCCTAAATCTAACAGGACTATCCTTTGCTAATAGTACGGTGTCTTGGGCAGGCTTCTCTTCTATTGAGATTATATATACTAACCTAACAACTTCCACTCCTTCCACCAGTGCAGCGTTTCTAGTTCATTCAGGAGGAACCTACCAAGCTACTAATTACATTGGTACTGGTGGTTTTTATAACATAAATTCCACTGCATGGACACCTGGAATAAACTCATCTGTTCGTATGCCTCTCGTACCATCAGCAACAGGCTTAAGTAATTATACAGGAGGTTTATCTGGAACAGGTATTCTTCAAGGTATAACTACTTCTGGTTTTAAAACGTTCACTGCATCAGGGTTTGTCAATGTTCCTACTGCATTTATCTATCAACTCGGAGGTGTTTGGCAAGGATCAGGTGTTGTAGATGGTCTTCAAATTATCTTATATACCTCGGGCACGTTCACAGGCGGAACTGTCCAACTCTATGGAATCGTATAATGAAAACAAGTTCTAATGGTCGTGCTCTAATCGAGAGATATGAAGGTCTAATCCTTCAGTCCTATGATGATGCTTCAGACCACATCGTTGCTAAAGGAGGGCAGGCCCACGGTACTTTAACCATCGGTTATGGCCATACAAGCGCTGCTGGTCCTCCTAAAGTATACGCCGGTCAAACAATAACTAAACAACAGGCCGACAGCATCCTGGCTTCAGACCTTGGAAAGGTGGAAGCTGATGTCAATAGACTCGTCAAAGTCCCTCTCACGCAAAATCAATTTGATGCTCTCGTTAGTTTTCACTTCAATACTGGTGCTCTTGGGAAGTCTAGTCTACTTGTTGCTCTTAACAAGCGCAATTACGATCTAGCTGCCAATAGGTTCATGGTATATACCAATGGTAGGATAGGAGGTAAGTTAGTTCCAATGGCTGGTTTAACTAGACGTAGGACTGAGGAGAAGGCTTTGTTCCTTGCTCCTGATAAAGATCCTGTAGGTCATGGTATAGCTACTGTAGCTCTTGCAGGTACTGCAGGCGCAGCTACTGCGTTCTACGAACCTGCTAAGAGCTGGTGTCTATTCTGTAAGACCAATTGGTTCTATATGCATCAGGCAGAAGTCGGCATTGCCGTCGCTCTAGTAATCATAGCAATAGGTACATGGCTGTATTATCGTGACCGATCTAATAATGCAAGTTGATCCTACTATCAGAATTGTGGGCACACCTTTAACAAATAACATTATTCACACAACTGTACCTGAAACTGGAGTTCCCTATATGACTGAAATTATCTCTGCCCTTATACTCATCGTTATATTCTTTGGTCTTGGTTGGTATGTGGGGGCACGTGGCATAACAGGAGTCCACACGGATATTGGTAATGCAGAAGCAACGATCAAGAAGGACGTCACGGCTGTCAAAACCGTCGTCTGATATAACAGTTACAGTTCCAGCTTCTGTAGCAGTTCCTCTTAGAGCTACTATAAAAGCTATATGGTGGGAAAGCTGGACTAAAGCCTGGGGTTATACTCAAGCTGCTGTAGGTTTTGTACTAACAGGTTTCAGCGCTCTGTATCCCTTCCTATCGGACTCAGAGTTCAAAAGCTACATAAGTGATTTAAACTTACCTAGAACTATAGGTATAGCTCTGGCTATTCTAGGTCTTATAACCTGGCTAGCCCATGGTAGAAAGCACGATGATTAAATGCTAGCAGCTCTAGGGTTTATCCCGCTCCTAGGTCCCATCATACAAGGTATCTCTGGTATCTTCACTGGTTACTTCAGCACTAAGACTGCAGCAATACAAGCTGGTGCTCAAGTAGCTATCTCTGAAACACAAGCCGCCACTACAATTATTCAGGCCACAGCCGATGATATATGTCTACGTATACTCCGTGATGCTGCTATACTTCCTGTTGTTGTTTGGAGCGCTCTTATTGGCTGGGACACCATCATAGCAGAGAATTCTTGGAACGTGTATATGTGGCACGTAGCGAAGTATCCTGATGCTATTTCATATCTTCCTTACGCAGTCCTTGTCTTCTTATTCGGGAATATTGGTATCAATATGTGGAAACGTTAAATGCGAATGTCTATGTCTTTGTTGGATCTGACTCAGAATGTTCTGAGTTCTCTGTCCTCAGACGAAGTTAATAGTATAGGTGATAATGCTGAATCTCAGCAGGTAGCTCTCATACTTAAGAATAAATACTACGATATTATTAATCGTACTAGTCTACCTGAACATGATCAGCTAATACAGCTAGAGCCATCTCTTGATCCTACGTCTCCAGTAGAGATGTTTATTCCTGACGGGGTGACAGAGATCAAATGGATTAAATACTTCAATACCAATGTTAGTACTTCCGTACCCTTAGGTACAGAACAACATGGTCTTAACGTAGACATAGTCCCCACCGTTCTGTGGTCTACTACCTCTACTACTACTCAGACTATTGGTCTAGGTTCCTTTACCTTTACGGTGGGTTCAGCAGTTCTTCCTGCTAAGGCAGGACAAGTAGTTACCATTGCTAATGGTACTAATACTATGACTGGAACCATTACTTCCTACGTAACAACTACTATGGTTATAAACGTAACCACTAGGATAGGATCTGGTACATTTAGTTCTTGGGTCATAAATGCTATATCCAGTAATAACAATGCTTTACCTGGTTATCAGGATGTAAGAATACTACCTATTAAACATTTCGTAGATATGGTTAACTCTTTCAATCCCGAGGATATCAATGTTGGAACCTTCCAGTTTACTAATGACGTCAATGATTTTCCTGGAAACTACACCTTTTATTATAAGACCGATAGACAACCTACACATTGTTGTATTTTAAGTAACTTCAACGTTATCTTCGATAGTTATGACAATACTCAAGACTCAACCTTACAGGCTAATAAGATTATGTGTTGGGGTAGAGTAGTTCCTAAGTGGGAGATGACAGATACATTCATTCCTAATTTAGATGATGAACAGTTCACTTTGCTTCTCAATGAAGCTAAAGCTCTAGCTTACTTCGAATTGAAACAGTCGGTACATCCTAAGGCTGAGCAAGAGATTAAGCGTGGTTGGAGTAATGTTCAAAAGAATAAGTCAATAATTAATAGGCCAACTTACTTCGATGAGTTGCCCTACTTCGGCAGACGCGGTGGTATGGTTAACAGTAGGGCTAGCTACTTCAAGATGCGAGGATGGGATTCTTCTAATGGTTGAGTTTCTGCCTGATACTACCAAGATGAGATCTAAAGATAGAATACTTATGCTTAGTGTAATAGACGATAAGAAACCTAAGAGTAGCACAGGCATGGTGGATACCAGCCTGTTTACTGGAGGTAATAAACTACACGCTAAGATGGAAGAGGATACCTGTTTCTGGTATCTCCAATACGACAGTGGTATTCTACCACAACCCCTGAAAGTTAAGTTCACCAGTTTTCCACATCTAAAGAGACATGCTGAAGATTATTTTAGGAATAGGAATATAGAGATAAAAGAAGTAATTGATTAATGCCTCAGCAGGTTCTAAACTCCGTCGAGAATAACTTCACTAAGGGGTTGCTAACTGAATTCACTGGCTTAAACTTCCCAGAGAACGCAGCTACAGCAACCTCTAACTGTATTTATACTTTGATCGGAGATGTTACCAGGAGAGAAGGATTTGATTACGAAGCTAACTCCCAACCTAATATTGTAGGTAGGACTAATCAAGCTATCTCCACCTACAAGTGGAACAATGCCTCAGGAGATGGACAGACTCAGTTCGTAGTCCAGCAGGTGGGTAACATTATCTACTTCTATAAGTCCTCTGCAGCTACTGTAGCTTCTCCTCTGTCTGCACAAAGACTGTTAGATACTCTGGACATCTCTACCTCTGTTCCAATGGGAGGTACATTCGATCCTACTGTAGAATGTCAGTATACTGATGGTAATGGGTATCTATTCATATACCACCCTACCTGTGATCCTACTTATTGTATCTATAATCCTCTAACTAACATCATAACACCTAATGTTATTCCTCTTCAGATAAGAGATTTCGTAGGTGTATTAGAACCTGGTGTAGGTCTTACCGTTCGTCCTAATACTCTATCCCTAGAGCATAACTATAATATAAGCAACCAAGGATGGACCTCTGCCAATGCTTGGTCTTCTACTTCAACTACAGCACTTACACCTGCTCTAGGTGCTTTTAGTATTACAGTAGGTACAGGTTTATCCATATCTAATGGTGACATCTTCAATATGTCTGCCACAGATGGTTTGTATAATACTCCTAGTTTTAATAGCTTTAACATCTTAACTGTAACAGCTACTATGGTAGGTACTGTAACCAGCTATACGTCTGGCACCGGTGCTCTATCTATTAACATTACTTCCTTCGGTTTATCCAGTAATGCATGGCCATTCCCTAACTATGGAGGCGTAGGTAATACTTTCTATGTTTCAGGTTCCTACTATGCCGTAAACTTTCCCTGGACTATAAGCTCTGTCAATAAGGGTTTGGTAAATACTTGGCATACAGCTGAGGGTAACTATCCTAGCAATGCAGATGTCTGGTGGTACTTCAAAGATAGTACAGGTATCTTTAGTCCAGCAGCTACACAACCTAGCGTAACCCTTGCTACTGGCCGTGCTCCTCAAGGTCACTACCTATTACCTGCTTTTAACTTAGATCGTAATACAGCTTCAGGTTTATCTGGAATAACAACAGCCAGTACTTTATCCAGACCTAGTACAGGTACGTGGTTCCAGGGCCGTGTCTGGTATACAGGAGTTAACTCTACTTTCAATACAGCTGGTGACATAGCCAACGTAAGCTGGACTGAGAACATATACTTCTCCCAGATCATTACCAGTCCCACTCAATTCGGTTATTGTTATCAGACTAACGATCCTACTTCAGAAACTCTATTTGATATCTTACCTACTGATGGAGGTGTAATACAGATACAGGGTAGTGGTGGTATCTATAAGCTATTCCCATTACTGAATGCCATGTTAATCTTCGCAGCTAATGGAGTGTGGTATCTATCAGGTAGTACAGGTATTGGTTTTACTGCTACTGATTACAGTCTGGTTAAGCTATCCGCTGTTCGTAGTATCTCTAGTTATTCCTTCGTGGATATTAATGGCTTGCCTATGTTCTGGAATGAGGAGGGTATCTATAAGGTAGAGCCAGCCAAGCAGGGCACCAGCCTACTCAATAGTCCTTTGCACGTTAATCCTCTAGAAGTTAATCCTATTACTGTAGGTACTATACAAACCTTCTATGACAACATTCCTCTCAAGAGTAAACAGTACGCTAGAGGTGTGTATGATCCTATAAACTATATAGTCCAGATGGTATACAAGACTGTCAATGAAACTAGTATAACAGACAGATATACCTATGATGGTATCTTAGTCTACAACACTCATAACCAAGCCTTCTATCCCTATCAATTCGATATAGTAACAGGTAGTCCTCCTACTATTAATGGTATCATCTACGTACAGAGTCCCGGTGGTCTAAACACTCCTGATTCTATAATCAAGTATCTAGTTAGTACTTCTAGTGCATTTACATTCGCTGAAGAGAACAATCCTAATCTAGTAGATTGGCAGACAGCTGGTGTATCTAATAGCTATGTAAGTAACTTTACCACAGGGTTTAAGTTACATGGACAAGCTTCCAGGAAGTTCCAAATACCCTATGTCTACATTTACTCTCGCCTTAATGGACAACCTAATTCCTATAGTATTAATAGTCAGTGGGATTATCCTCTTAATACTACATCGGGTAAGATAAGTAACGCTCAATACGTAACCATCAATAGCCCTAACTTTGGTATGGCTTATCGTAGACACAGACTAAGAGGACGGGGGATAGCATTGCAATTAAACGTAACATCTATAGCAGACGAACCATTTGATATTATGGGCTGGGCTCTATACGAAACAACTAATCAAGGACCATAATGGCTTTCGATCCATCCGCTATTACTGGCGCATTATCAGGTAATCCTATAAGCATGGCCTTCGGCCTAGCTGGTCTGGGCGCAGAACTCTTTGGAGGCATTGAACAAGCTGGCGTAGCTAAACAACAGGCTCAAATAAGTTCTGAGATAGCTGGTATTAGTGGACAAGAAGCTGGCCAAGAACAACAGATAGAAGCTCAGAAGATGCAGCAGATGCAACTAGAAGCTGGTAGACTGAATCTACAGAACTTCAGAAAGACACAACAGATTAAAGCTGCTGGTCTAGCTGGGGCTGTCTCTGGTGGTGCTGAGTTCGGTTCAGGTCTAGCTGGTGCTCAGGCTGGTGAGACTGCACAAGGTCTATCCAACTCTCTGGGTATCAATCAGAACCTAGCTATTGGACAGAACATCTTCGGTCTTAATAGTAAGATCAGTGGAGAAAGAATACAGACTTCTCAACTC